GACCATCGTGATGCCAATTACATGGATTCATGGCTTGAGTATGAGCGTATCTTTCGTGGGCAGTGGGATTCAAGTGATCGCACTCGTGATTCGGAACGCTCTCGCATCATTAGTCCAGCCACCCAACAAGCGGTAGAGACTCGTCACGCTGAGATTGTTGAGGCTATCTTTGGTAACGGAGACTTCTTCGACATCGAAGACGATGTTCGTGATGTTGACGGCTCTCCGCTGGACATTGAAGCCCTTCGTAAGCAGTTGATGGAGGACTTCAAAAAGGACAAGATCAAGAAGTCTGTCGATCAGATTGAACTGATGGCAGAAATCTATGGCACCGGCATCGGTGAGATTGTGGTCAAGTCCGAGATGGAGTACATTCCTGCGACTCAGGCTATTCCCGGTGTCACGGATGCGGCTGCTATCGGCGTTCAAGAGCAAGAGCGTGTAGCGATCAAGCTCAAGCCGGTCAATCCCAAGAACTTCTTGATCGATCCGAACGCTGAAAGCATCGAAGATGCCCTTGGAGTGGCCATTGAGAAGTATGTCTCTGTCCACAAGATTGTCGAAGGCATCGAAAAAGGCATCTACAAGAAGGTAGACATCTCCACGGAATACCGAGATGACTCCTTAGAGCCTACTCAAGACCCGAAACAGTTTGAAGACGACAAGGTAAAGCTGGTCACCTACTACGGTTTGGTTCCCAAAGAGTACCTGTCTGAGAACGAAGAGGAAGAATACGAAGAGATTTTCCCTGAAAACTCTGTCGGTGACAAGTATTGTAATCTGGTTGAAGCCATTGTCGTGATTGCCAACGACAGTATGCTGCTCAAAGCCGAAGAAAATCCTTACATGATGAAGGATCGGCCTGTGGTGGCCTACCAAGATGACACCGTTCCTGGCCGTTTCTGGGGCCGTGGCACGGTTGAAAAGGCTTACAACATGCAGAAGGCCATTGACGGGCAATTACGCGCTCATATGGACTCTCTGGCCCTTACAACGGCACCCATGATTGCGATGGACGCTACGCGCCTGCCTCGTGGAGCCAAGTTTGAGGTTAAACCCGGTAAGGCTATCCTCACCAACGGCAATCCTGGCGAGATTCTGTTCCCATTCAAGTTCGGTCAAACCGACGGTAATGCCGTGAATGCGGCTCAGAACTTCGAGCGAATGCTGTTACAGGCCACCGGAACCGTTGACAGTGCAGGAATGCCCTCCAATGTGCCCCGTGACGCCGGTGCAGGCGGCATGAGCATGGCGATGGCTGGAATCATCAAGAAGTACAAGCGTACGCTGACGAACTTCCAAGAAGATTTTATGATTCCGTTCATCAACAAGGCTGCTTTCCGTTACATGCAGTTCGATCCTGACCGTTATCCAACGGTGGATATGACATTTGTACCGACTGCTTCGCTTGGCATCCTTGCCCGTGAGTTTGAACAGCAGCAAATGATTGCCCTGTTGCAGACTTTAGGCCCGGATACGCCTGTTCTGCCCTTGATTCTGCGTGGAATCCTCCAGAACAGCAGTCTAAGCAACCGTGGTGACCTTCTGGCGGCTCTGGAGCAGATGTCTCAGCCCAATCCGCAGGCTCAAGAGGCTGCAATGCAGCAGCAACAGGCTCAGATGGCTCTGGTTCAGGCTCAGTTGCAGGAATCCCAGGCTAAGGCAGCACGGGAGCAGGCAGAGGCTCAGAAGGCTTCTGTTGAAGCCCAAGTTACGCCGCAACTGGCTCAAGCCAAGCTGATCGCTGCCCTGTCTAACAACCTCAATGAGAATGACGAGTCTGCTGACTTTGCCCGTCGGGTAAAATTAGCCGAGATTGCGCTCAAAGAGAAGGACATTGACAGCAACGAACGCATTGCTTTAGCACAAATGTCAAGAAAACAGTAAAAAGTACTTGACAAAAGTGTAAAAGTTTGGTATAATATACTATTATGAACTTTATAGGACTCCTTCATGGAACAATCCTTACAACAGTATTACGAGAATCAGTTTACTCTCTTCATCCAACCCGGATGGACTGACTTAGTAGAAGACTTGCAACGATTAAAAGATAGCATCAACGATTTATCACTGGTAACGGACACACAAGACCTTTACTTCCGGAAAGGCCAGTTGGACATTCTTGAACTAATCTTACGACGCAAGCAAACCTGCGATGAAGTCTACAAGCAGTTGGAGGAAGAAGAATGAAACGAATGTTTGAATTCGTATGCGAAGACGGACACGTATTCGAGAAACTGATTGACGATGATATTCGTAGCGTGAAGTGCATCCACTGTGACACTACTGCTACTCGCGTTGTTTCTGCCCCTCGCGTGAACTTAGAAGGCATTACCGGGGCTTTCCCTGGTGCTTACAGCCGATGGGAGCGTGTGAGGGCGGAGAAACAGCAACAAGAACGCAAGAAGGCCGCCTCTCACGGCGAATAACCTGATTGCATTAGATTATCCTAGAACCCGCATGGGCAGGAAAGGTTAGGTATGGCTCTTATTGATAATGAAGAACTGTCTCAGAAAAGCGAATTAGAGGCAGTCGAACAACAACAGGCTCAAGCAGCCGCTGCACCAGAAGCTCCCAAGATTCCCGATAAGTACAAGGGCAAGAGTCTTGAGGAGATCGTGACTATGCACCAAGAGGCTGAAAAGCTCATTGGTCGTCAGGCACAAGAGGTGGGTGAGGTTCGACGATTAGCTGATGAGCTCCTGAAACAACAACTCTCTCAACGTAAAGAGAAGCCTCCAGAAGTAGAAAACGAATTAGACTTTTTTGAAGACCCCAAGACAGCGGTTCAAAACGCTGTAGCAAACCATCCTGATGTTCTTGCTGCAAAGCAGGCTACTATGCAAATGCGTCAACTACAGACGCAAGCAGCACTAGCTAAAAAGCATCCGGACTTTTCTAATGTGGTTCAAGACCCTGAGTTTGCAGCGTGGGTTAAATCCTCTCCGATGCGCGTGAACATGTACGCACTGGCTGACGCACAGTACGACTTTAACGCCGCTGATGAGTTGATTTCTACCTTCAAGGCAATCAAGGGTGTGCGAACTAACGAAGCAGTTACCGCTGCCAAAGAAGTACGGCAAACAAACATGAAAGCCGCTGCTGTCGATGTTGGTGGAACTGGGGAGTCTTCTAAGAAAGTTTATCGCCGTGCCGACCTTATCCGGCTACGCATGACAGACCCTGCGCGATACGAAGCCTTACAACCTGAAATCATGGCTGCGTACGCTGAAAACAGGGTTAAATAAATTAACTTGTTTTAGGAGAATCAAATGCCTTTAGGTACCGATCAAGTCACCGTAACTACCGCAGCAACATTCATTCCGGAAATCTGGAGTGATGAAATTGTTGCTGCCTACAAGAAGTCGCTGGTTGCTGCGAACCTCATCAAGAAGATGAGCTTCAAGGGCAAGAAGGGTGATGCTGTGCATATCCCCGCGCCTACCCGTGGCAATGCTTCTGCCAAGGCTGCTAACACTCAGGTTACCCTGATTGCTGCAACCGAAGGCGAGCGTGTTATCACGATCAACCAGCACTGGGAATACTCGCGTCTTATCGAAGACATCGTGGAAGCCCAAGCCCTGTCGTCGCTGCGTCAGTTCTACACGGACGACGCTGGCTACGCTCTGGGTCTGCAAGTGGACACGAGCATCATCCGTCTGGGCCGTGGCGTGCAAGGCGGCAACGCTGCTAACGCTGCCTACGCTGGTGCTTTCTCTGGCGCTGACGGCACGACGGCTTACAACGCCGGTGCTAACACGGGTTCTGGCGCTCTGACCGACGCCGCTATCCGTCGTTCGATCCAGCGTCTTGACGACCAGGACGTGCCGATGGATGGTCGTTTCCTGATCGTTCCCCCGTCTACCCGTAACACCCTGATGGGCATTGCTCGTTTCACCGAGCAGGCTTTCGTGGGCGAGCAGGGCGGTAACAACACCATCCGTAACGGCGAAATCGGTAACGTGTACGGCATCCCCGTGTTCGTGACCTCTAACGCTGACACGACCTCTGGCACGACTGCTACCCGCATCTGCCTGATGGCTCACAAGGACTTCGGCGTGCTGGTTGAGCAAGTTGGTGTTCGTAGCCAGACCCAGTACAAGCAAGAGTACCTCGGTACGCTGTTCACCGCTGACGTTCTGTACGGCGTTGGCGAACTGCGTGACAACGCTGCTGTTGCTCTGGCTGTTCCGGCCTAAGTAAACAACTAGGGAGGACTCCTACGGGGGTCTTCCCTTTTTGTCATTGGAGAATTGAATGAAATTCATGTGCAAATATTCTGGCTCAGTTTACTCGTTTGAGTTTGAGCACGACATCAAGGCAATGCTGACGCATCCTGACTATGTTAAAGTAGACGAAGAAGAAGTCAAAGAAGAAGAATCTGCGCCTAAGCGTGGTCGTCCTGCTAAGAAAGACGAAGAATGAGACAAGTATCCGTAGGTAACAACCTAACAGCCGCGACAAAGACCACTGTTTACACTGTTCCTACGGGTTATTATGCTCTGTGGAACCTCTGTTATGTGGTCAACCACACGGGCAACAATAAAACCGTTAATGTATTTTGGTATGACAAAAGCACTAACGTAGAAATTAAAGTTCTAGACAACTATCTTCTTAGCCCCAGCCAATTCTTAAAATTTAACGAAGGTGCTTATGTTGTATTAGAAGAAGGTGATGAAATTAGAGTAACTGCTGAAGCATCCTCTACGATGAGTACGATCAATACCTTTGAAGTCATAAGGAAAGCATAATGGCTACTGGCTTAAATCTGTTGCAAGACTCACCTTTGAATTTTAATGCTCTGAACTTTGAGTTTGTTCAGGAAGAGTCTGGTGGTTACTTTGCCCCGATTGACATTGGAAATGGCACAACCGTCACCAAGACAAACTCTGGTCAATATGAGATTTCGGGGCCACAAGGCGGTGCTATTTATGACGCAAACGGCGCGTTACTGAACTCTTATGTCAGAACCGGGGCTAGAACGGGAACGATATTTGACCCACAAGGGAATGTTGTCGGCTCAATTGACTCCTCAAGCCGAATCAACGAAGTACTTTCGGATGTTTTTACTCCGATAGCTCCTGCAATTCCTGCAATTCTTGGCACTCTTGCACTTGGCCCTGCCGGGTCTGGACTACTTGGCGGCCCTGCTGCTGCCGCCACCGCTGCTGGTGGAAATACCTTGTTGTTTCAAGGCGGTGATCTTCAAGATGCTTTGAGGGCTGCGGCACTTGCCGGTGTAACTGCTTACGGTTTTGGGGAATTGTTTCCTACCGGAGCAGCAGCAAACACTGACGCTGCCTTTATCGCCGCAGATGCCGCACAGCTAGCTGCTCAAGGGCTTGGTGAAGCGCAGATCAGTAC